CACTGCGAAGTCGCGGCGACGAGCGTAGATGCTGGAGAGACCCAGGTTCGCGAAGAGAACCTTGACCTTGCCCGCGTCAGCGCCGAGCGTGCCGTCGAGGACGTGAACGTAGTTCACTGGGAAACCCATGAACTGCTCGGTCACGCCGCCGCCAACCTGCTCGACGGTGTTGCCACCAGCCGCGTAGCGCAGGCGGGCCATCGAGGCAGCAAAGCCGGCCGGCGAGATGTACCACGCTGCACCCTGGCGGGCGTAGAGCGGCATCTTGCCGATGACCTTGATGAAGTCGGTCACGGTCAGGGTCTCGAAGCCCGTGGCACCGGCACCGGCAGTCACGACGCCCGCGTTGTGCGTGCCGTCATTGACCTTCGGCACCACGCCGTAGATTCCGCCCGAAGCAGAGTCGCCCGCGCCGAGCCAGCCGACCAAGTCGGTCTTGTAGGCCAAGCTCGTCGCGAACTCCGTAGCCACGGCATCAGCGATCGACACAAGAGCGTCTTCCACCACCTCGCTCGACATGCGGGTTCCCACGGCCAATTTCTTGGCAATGAGCTGCACGTTCGAGTAGGTCGGCTCGCTCTCGCTCACCGCGGTGCCTTCGCCGACGAAGTAGGCCGTGGTGCCCGTGACACGCTTCGGGATGATCATCGTGTCGCGGGTCATCGTCACCTTCTCGACATTGCTCGCTGCGAAGGTGCCGAAATTTTCCACCAACCTGATCACGCGAGAAGCGAACTCCTCTGGGACGAGGGCACCGCCAGAAGCGTTGCTGTTCTCGCCCATCGCGCGGTTCTCGACGCCGTGATCCTTGCACCACCGGAGGTCTTCGGCGTTCTTGAAGATGTGAGCCCGGAGCCACCTGCCGCAGCGGTAGGCACTCTCGACAGCCTCGGGGCCGTCGTTGAATGCACGCAGGCTGGTGTGGTGAGGCTGGATCGAACGAATCTCGACCTTCTTCTCCTCGACCTTCGCGGCGACTTCAGCAGCCGGAGCCGGGGCAGGGGCGGCCTTCTCGACCACGGCCCGCAGTTCGGCTTCCTTCGCGGCGATCCGCTCCTCGAAGTCCAGGGAGGTCTTCAGGTCGTCGGCCTGAGTGCCGAGCGAGATGAGTTCCTTGGTCTGCTCGGCCGAGCGATCCTCGATACCGGACAGTTCGGTCATCCGAGCGGCGACAGCCGCTGCACGTTCCTGAAGACGCTTGAGATTCGACGCCATTTTGGCCTGCTCCTTGGTTTGAGCCGGCCAAACGCACAATCGCGGCGGCCGGCGGGTGATCCCGCTAGCGCGCCGCGTGCTTGAATCCTCAAGTCGCTCGCACTGCCCCTCACGACATCCGTCGTGAGGCAATGTCTCTCTATGTAGCCTAGCGACCTTGACTTGCGCCGTGCAACTGAGTCCGAAGAATTGTCGCCTTCAGGTTCGCGAGCTTGACGGCGATGTCGATGTTCTCCTGCTCCGCACGCATGTCCTCGGCGGGCTTGTCATCAACCGGCTCCGGCTTCTTCTCTTCTGCGCTCATACGTTCCTCGGGGATGATCCACAGCTTGCACACGGCGTCGGCCGCAATTTCTCCACTCACGATGTAGCATCTGCCTTCCTCGGACTCGAAGAAGACGCAGTTGCTGCACTTCAATCCGTCATTTGCGAACGGGTTCTCGGTCATGTAGTGAGCGTCATCCGGGCTCCAGGGACCGTACTCCTCGGCGATGCCCTCGTAGCACTCCGCAAGCGCGAGGTTCACCGCCGACAGCGTGTCCGCATACTCACCTTCGACGCCGTCTTCGCCGATGTCACGTTTGCCGCTCGCCCGCTCGATCTGCGAGACCTTGGCCTCACTCCACCGCCACGCTGGATCGCCGCCCCACAGCATCCAGGCGGTGTACCCTGGCGTTTCCTCGCCCTTATTCGACCAGCCGGGTCTCTTGTCGACCTTGTGGCGTCGGAACCACGCTCGCATCTCGCGAACGTGCTCGGGCGTCAGTTCTTCGCGTGCGGCGATCTTGCCGGCACGGGCCACCGTCTCAGGCTTCAGCCCGTCGCCCGATCGGCCCTCCTCGTGCAGGGCCAGACCGCGCTTCGCGGCGGCTGCCATGCCCGCGGTGGGCTTCAGATTTACGTCGGAGGCGGCGCGGGTCTCATCTGAGGCAGCCTCGGGGGTGGTTTCAGCAGAAGAGTCCACCGACGGGGCTGCCTCCGCGGGCGCGGAAGCAGCACGCCGATCCACCCACTTCTCGCCAGCGTCGCCGCCGGCCAGTTGCCACTCGATCCAGGCTGGCGAGCCTGACCAGCCCGTCACTTTCGCCGCCAAACACCGCTCGTAGACGCCGGAGAGGTACGAAACCTCCTCGACACTGACGATTTCGCGGTTCGCGACTCGTTCGGCGATGCAAAGAAGGCGAGAATCGATGCTTTCGTGCCTCTGGGCCAGCTTCAGGCCGCGCTTCGACGCATTCGCCATCGTCTGGATGGGCCGGAATGACTCACCCAGGGCCATTTCGATGGCTCGACGGCTCACAACCACGCTGGAAGAGTCGTATGCGGGCCGAACCACGGGCCCAACGTCCTCGAGCAGCCCGATCGCACGCACCTCACGCCTGCGAAGACCACGCTGACTGTCCGTCGACCACGAATCACCGCCTTCTCGCTTGATCGCGAAGGCGAAACTGGACCCGACAACCGTCCGATCCTTCACCCATTCGACCACGTCGCGGCCGATGGAGGTGTTTTCGTTCGGCGTGATCTCGTAGCGAAGCCCATACGGGTCTTTCTTGAGTCGCATAGTACCATTTCCGGTACGTCCGAGCAGCAGGTTGCGGTCGTGATTGAACACGCCGATGACATCGGGGTTCTCGGCGAGCACTTCGTCGAACGCATTCGGGTGAATCGTCTCGATGAAGCCACCCAGGTTGCGGCTTTCGGCGTTAAAAACGGCGGCGTAGCCCGAAATCACGGGCTTTTTTTCGCCGTTACCCATGTCTCGGTACTCGATCGTCGCGTCCGAAACCGTCGTGCGCCGCTCAATCTCGTTGCTCATGCCGTCACCTGATTCGCGAGGTAGTTGTCCAGACCGATCTGTTCGATAACACGCTGTTTTGCCTCGATCGCCGCCACCGCTTCTTCGCTGCCTTCGAGCAACTGAGTGAAGATGACGGCAGAAATCTCGTCGCCGACGGCGCGGCAGGCCGCCACGTTGGCTCGCTCGACCTCCGCGGCGGCGGTTTCAAGCGAGAGGTTGGCTGCGAGGATGCCCTCGTAGTCGTGCCTGGGCCAATCGGGCTGGTCGTGGTCGTAGGTCGGCTGAACGTCGTAGTATTCGAGCCGCGCCTGAACCTCATGCAGATGCCGGCGTTCCTCTTCGGCCTCGCCGCGACTCGTGTCGGCAAGTTTGCCGTAGCCCCAGCGGTCGAAGTGCTCGGCCAGCGACTGATAGTGTTCAATCGCGGTCATGTGCAGCCGAACGGAGGCTTGCAGGGCGTCGATCACGCCTTCAGGTGCTTGTGGCATCGCTCGTCAGGTGCTTGTCGCACCAGTCCTCGGTTACTGATTCGTACTTCTGGCCGCTGCGATGGCACTCGAGCAGGAGTTCTCGCGAGCGACTCATCCACGAGCCCACGAACTTGTCGATGTCTCTTCCGGTAGCCTGTGCGGACTCGCGAAGCTCTTCACGCATCCGGCCGGTCATCTGATCAAGCCACGCAGCAAGCTTCTCGGGCTTATTGCGTCGCTCAAGGACGCCGTCAGCCTCGATGGCGGCGAGTCGCCGGAGAGAAGTCTTGAAGACAACTTCGGCTCCTGCGATCTGGCGGGCGTCGGGGGCGTCTTCTCTGTCGGGGGCATCGCCAACCGTCGGTTCCGGCGGCCCGTCAACGCTGCCCTGGGGAGCGGGAGTCTGCGGCTTCTGGCCGGTTGGGTTCTCAAGCGTGAACGCCTCCAGCAGTTGCATGTTCACCTGAATGAACCGCTTCTTCCCGACGCCGTCGGGGAGCGGGTTGTAGCCGATTTGTGCGCGAATCTCGTCGATGTCGAGCGCTCCGAGGTTCGCCATCTCCCGAATGAACTGCGACCGCGCGGCGTAGTCGCCGGCCATCAGCGAGTTCAGGTCGAACTGACAGAAATACTGCTTGTCGTCGACCACGAGGTCTCGCCGACACGCCATCTCCCACCGCCGGCACCAGGGCAACAGCGAGAACGTGACGAAGTCGATCGCCTGCTGCTCGACGGTACTGTGCCGAACATCCGACAAGTCGCCGATCAAATACTGTGGCACACGATAGCAGCGTGCCACTTCAGCCAACTGAAAGCGTCTGGTCTCGACGAGCTGAGACGTGTCGTTCCTGACTTCGACCTGCTTGCGGTGAAAGCCGAACGGCATGATGACGGTTTTGTATGCCTTGTCCGGCCCTTGATGGGCGTCATTCCACTGGTCTTTGAACCGGGCGAGCACCTCGGGTTTGTGAGGCTGGTCGGTTTCGATGTAGGTTCCGACCTGCGCGCCGTGCCCGAAGAAGCTGCCGGAGTGCAGTTCCGTAGCTCGCGCCAAGCCGATCGCGTCTCGCGACAGGGTAGTTGGCAGGTACCCTGTCACCCCGTCGGATGAAAGCCAGCGAAGATGAAAAATCTCGTCCTGCCGATACTCCGTTGGGTCAGGCGTCGGCTGGATCAGGCTGGTGGACTCTCGGTAGTAGTATCTCAGCTTGCCGTTGGTGAGCCGCTTGACCTCCATCCGCGATGGATGGAGCGGGATCAGCTCGGTGACCGCGCCGTTCTTGCCGCCCTTGATGTAGGCGTAGGCGTTGCCCCAGAGCAAAAGCCAGCTTTGCATGAGTTCTCTGAACTCAAAGCCGGTCATCCACGAGTTCGGCTGATAGGCGATCACCTCGTGCAGGTGCTGCTCCTCGGCAATCTCCTTGCCGCCACCGGGAAGTCGCCGGTATACGTTGAACGGCAGGCTGGCGATCGACTCGGACAGCACGCGGACGCAGGCGAGGACGGCCGTGCATTCCAGGGCGGTTTCAGGCGAGACGGAGATGCCCGACGCAGTGCGACGGGTGCTAGAAATCTCCTCGAAAATGCGGGAGAGGTTACCGCGAAGCTCGATCAGATCGGAGACTTCTTCGTCGACTCTGTCCACGCTACAGCACCATGAGGGTTGGTTCGTCGGTATTGCCGTGGGTCTCGCTCGAGGCAATGCCCAAGGCCATGATCAGAGAAACTGCCCCGTCGATGCGGGCCGTAGAGTGACTGTTTTTCTTGGTCGGCTTGATGTTCCCGGCGTCGTCTACCTTCACCTGCACGTTCGACATCTGCCACGCCAGGACGGGGTTGCCGCCGTGACGCAGGCGTTTTCCAACGCAGAGTGTCTCAAGCAGCTTCGACGGCGCTGACATGCTGGCAAAACCTTGTCCAAAAGGCTTTACGTCGATGCCCTCGGCCGTCAGTTGGGTCGTCAGATGCACTGCATTCCAGCGGTCAATCGCAATAGCCCGAACCGCATTCTTCTCGCAAAACGAGAGAATGTAGTCGCGGACTACGTCGTAGTCCGTTATGTCACCATCCGTTAATTGTATCAAACCTGCGTCAGCCCAAGCGTGATATGGAACCCTGTCCTCCTTGGCACGCTTGTGAGCGTTCTCTTCTGGGATGAAGAACATCGCGTGGATGTCATACGTCCCGTCGGCGTCCGGCCAGACCGCCACGAACGCCGTCGTGTCGAATGTGCTGGCGAGGTCGACGCCACACCAGCATGGCCGCCCCGCCGTCGGCCTGAGAGGCTCGTTGTTGGCGTCCCAGGCACCGTGGCGAATCCACTTGGTTTCCGACTTCTGCCACTGGTTCAAATGTAGGGTTCTGAAAACGACTTCGTCGGACGGCGAGGATTTTGCCTTCTCGGCGAATTGGCGGAAGTAGTCGGGCTTCAGCGTGATTCCGTAGTTCGGATTCGCAGCGACCCAAGTGGATTCCGCAAACGGATCGGCGGCGGGATCGGCGGCGTAGATGCAGGGCAGGAATGACTCGTCCTTCAGGACGCCGTCGCGAATCTTGATCGCCCGCTGCCAGTCCTTGTAACACGGGCCGTCCATGTCGGTGCCGGCCGTCGTGATGTAGATGGTCAGCGGCTGGCTCCTGGCACCAGTGCCCGTCTCGAGTACGTCGACCAACTCGCGGTCGGGAAAGACGTGATATTCATCGACCAATACGCAACTCGGGTTATAACCGTGCTTGGTCCCGGCCTCGCTCGATATGCAGATCATCGTCGAGTTCTTCTCGGGGAAGACGATGCTGTTGCGATATATCTTGCACCGCTTCGTCAGCGACGGGCAGCTTTCGACGAACTGCTTCGCTGCGGTATGGAGCAGCGCCGCCTGAGA